AAAAAATAAAATGCGTGTGATTTTTCCCACACGTTTTCAGTGAATTATATAAAAAATTTATTCGGATAATTCAAATATATTTTGTACCTTTGCGCTTTAATTAATATTAACAATTATACATTGTATTTCAGATTATGAAAACTAATATAGTAATGAAGAGTGCCGACCGTAATCTGTTTGGCATAATCATCAAACAAAACACTAAAAACGGACAAAGCCTTTCTGTTACAGACCTAATAAAAGCATATGAAAAAGCAAGGTTTCAGTATGGGTGGAGCGAGAAAAATATATCTATGATAATGAACTCTCAGGGTTTCATCGAAAGGGTATATCATATTCTAAATGAGAGGGGTATGATAAAAGTAAGTTTTCTTAGTTTTATGGAGTTTATTAAAAATGAAGGTTTTATAAAAGTACTCAAAGGATTGGGTGTTTGGAAAACTACAGGGAGAGGAGAAAATAAAGCAACTTATGCAGACCCTTATATATGGGTATTATTGGCTATGGAACTAAACCCTCTCATATATGCAAAAGTGGTAATGTGGCTCACTGATAGTCTTATTTTCAACCGAATATTAGCAGGAAGTGAGTTTGTACCTATGAACAGGGCAATTGCTTCTATTATCCCAAATCCTGAATATTCCCTTTATTGCCGAGAAATCAATAATAAAGTATTTGGGCGGCACGAAAGAGGCATAAGAGACACGGCAACAGACAAGGAACTAAGGCTAATTTCCGATATTGAAAAGTTTATTATACAACTCATAGAACAAGGAATATTAACCAACGAACAACAACTTCTAAGAGTAATTACTAACTACAAAGCCGCCTAATGACAACAAATGTAATAACACCTAAGATAAAGAACAAAAACAGCAGGCAGCTAACAAGGAGTTTCCGTATAATGAGAGCTTTTCTCCTTATTAAGTTTGCTCACTTATATAGTCAGCGATGTCTATATCAATCCCTGATGAAGTCAAAGAATGACTATCACACAGCCGAGAATATATCCAATATGATAAATGATATATTCGGAGGGCAAACCTCCCCTCAAGATTTTATATGTGATAAGAATGAGATAGCAGATAAGTGTATTAACCTAACAGAGGAGATGAAATCATACGAAGGGGTACTAAAAACACTAAACATTGATCCACAAGATGTATATGCTTTTTGTGCTGATGTAGAGTACAACAATTCAGTACCATTATTTAGATGTTACGGGCAACTTGCTATGTATGTAGTGAGATATATAGAGGATTATGACTTAGGAATGATAACCAAAGATGAAGCCTTAGAAAATATACAGCACCTTAAAGGGTTTGAATTTGCTCCTAAAAACTTATCTATGATAACTCGTAAGATAGTAATTCAAGTAGAATCCGCCTTTGGGTTTGTCTTTTTGAGAAGAATTGTAAGAAAATTCAAAAAAGAGTACAAGGGCAAAAAAATTAAAGTGACAATAAAAAGTAATGTACCCCTATGAAACACCAAGAAAGCACCCTACAAACCTCCTGTGTAAAATGGTTTAGGCTCCAGTATCCTAACCTCGTGATATACGCCGTCCCTAATGGTGGCAGTCGAAACGTACGAGAAGCGCAACGCCTCAAAGCAGAGGGAGTACTCGCAGGGGTTGCAGACCTAAATGTATTACTTCCTAATGGAAATATAATTTACATAGAGATGAAAATCAAAGGAAACAAGCAAACCCCTAATCAAAAAGCCTTTCAACAAAAAGCCGAAGCGCTTGGATATAAGTACTATGTATGCTACAGCTTTGACGAGTTCAAAGCAATCATAGAAAAGGAACTAACCACCACTAACAACTAACAACTGATATACCATGCTTGAGAAAATTAAAACAGCCATCGAGGACATCACCCAAGAACCTCTGAAAGGGAGAAATGTATACCTGAAATTATTTTGCGGACTTGCTTACAAACATTCTTTTTCTACTCAAAAAGAAGTTGCTGCTTTCTTAGATATTCCTATCACAAGCGCTGCCTATTATAGAAAGGAGCATATTAGCATGTGCGAGAACACAGAATACCGACAACTTTGCAAAGAAGTAGAGGATAAAATATTGTAATTCTATACCATTTTCATATTAGTTTATTAATTTCTTTCAACAACAACACCACTCCTAAATTATAGAGTGGTGTTTTCTTTATCCTGTTCGTACTGCTCCTTTTGTTGCAAGACGTCCGATTCCTTACGTACAAGGTACTCTATTAGGTTAGCTTGCGACATTCCTTTCTTTTCGGAGAGTGATTTTAATAAAGTGATAAACTCTTCAGACACCCTAATATTTAGGGCTTTTCCTTTTATTCTTTCTCGTGCCATATTCCTATTTTATTTTTTGCAAAGATACGTATTTTTTTAATGTAAATATATATGTATATACATTTAACTTTACACAAAGAAAGATTTATGATTTTATTAACTATATGTATAGTAAAAAGTCTATACCTTTGCACTGTTAAAATGAAACAAGAATATTAATCAAAAATAAAACGAATATGAAAGCATTAGAAAAAAAACAAGAAACTCAAATATTTTATGAATGGTGCTATAGTAAGTTTGAAGTACGCACAAAATTAGAACTTAAAGGGCGTGGCATAACTAAATCAGAATACAATAATGATATATATTTTGTAACACCCAAGGCTTTTCAAAAACTTGAAGAAAAATACATTTGCATTCGTTATGATGTTTATTCATTAGCTAACTAATATCACAGACCTTAGTAAGTCTTTAAACTGCTTTTGAATCTCAATTAAATAATCTTTTAAATCAATATCAAAATGAGAACAACACCAGTTAAAAAAGTCAAAGGTAATTCAGACCCTAAACAAAATGCAGAGCATAAAAGAGAGTGGCAAAAACGTTTTTCAGAAATAAAAGACGATTTTGAGATTTATCAAACACTTAGAGAAGCTCTCAATGATGATACAGCCCCCGACCTTAAAGTAGGTCAAAAAGTTACATTCGTAAACGATTACGGTGTATATTTTGAAAATCACGAAATATTAGGTTTTTGCGACCCTAAAAAAATAGGTTTGTACGGTCGTTGTGTTTATATTGATGATGATTCGTTTTGGTTTCCTTGTCATCCTGATAGTTTGATAGTAGAAAAATAATTGTCCACGCCCTGAGCAAGGCGTAAAAAGGCTCAATTTTTCAAATATTAATCATTAAATATAGAACCTATGACAACCATTAAAACACTATCAGAAATGAATTTTGACACCACTCTCAAAGTAGCAAAAGTAAGGGGCGGGTATGCCATTGTTAGTGGCTACAATAAGTTAAGCAAAGCCTTTAAAACAGAAGCCCTCGCACAAGCTGAACTTGAAAAAAATGGCTCTTTCTATGCTTATTGGGCAAAGAGTGCAAGTGCGTCAATTGTCAATGCGTATGGGGCTGGTCTAACTAAAAAAATATATGTATAACGCCTAAACTTCTACCAAAATGAAAAATATATTACCTACTTGTTACGATTACAAGAAATTTCTTGATGAAGCAGTTTTAAAATTCAAAATATCAATAGAAGAGGCTCGAAAAAAATATGGTCTCTACACTTATGGACAATGGCAAGAACTCTTAAAAAATAATTCAAAATGAAAAATACAGATAAAAAAACAGTCTTTTGCCTTGCTTGGCAATTTTTCAAGCAAACAGGCTACACCTTTTCAGAGTGCTTAAAAAAAGCATGGGCAAACATCAAACTAAGGGCAAAAATGAAAATCCAAATCGTACGCTTTTACTTTTTAAAAGTAGACGGCACTATCAGAGAGGCTTGGGGTACGATTTGCCCTACTATAGTACCACCTATAGAGCACACCACTAACCGCAAAGCAAATAATACAATACAGGTGTATTATGATACAGAGAAGCAAGAATATCGCAGCTTTAAAAAATTCAACCTTGTAGCGTAAAAATACCCGTTGTTTTTGAGAGGTCTAAAATATTTTTCGTACCTTTGATGATAGTAATAAAAAAACGAAAAATATTCAAAAAAAATACGAACTTTATACAAACGAACATAGCAGCCATCTTTTATATTATCCCTACCTTTGTGCTATCAGCGGGGTAGAGCAGTTGGCAGCTTGCGTGTTTAACTTGCACGAGGTCGTTGGTTCGAGTCCAACCCCCGCAACTAATAAAATATCACAATATGAAAGTATTAACATTACAAATCAAACGCCCTTACTTAGAGGCTATTTTATCAGGTGAAAAAACTGAAGAATATCGCGAAATTCGTCCAAAAAATGCTCATAAGTTCGTTATTCAGAACCCTGAAGCAGAAGATGATGATGAGTGGCTACAACCAGTAAAATATGACACCATCAAGTTTTTTAATGGGTATGACACAAACAGACCAGAGGCTATTGTAGAAGTCAAAAATACTCGCATTGAGTTATCTGTAGATGAAAAAGGTGAATACATCACCTATGAAGAAGATGATGAAGAATACATAGAAGCCCAAATAGTTTATACATTGGGCAAGGTGTTAAGCACTAAAAACATTTAATAACCCTTTAAATATTCAGCTGAGTTAGAAAAACAAACGTACAAAAGCAAATCAACAGGGCATCAGGTGTGAGTAGAGTTGCCCGTTATGGTAGAAATGAGAAAGGTCAAGCGTTGTCACAAAAACAACGTAGACGAAACGTATATATTGCCTTTCGTAGACAAGCTGGTTTGTCAGCAGGTTAATCTATGAATATCTACCAACACACCCAGCAAGTAATTAACACGGTTAAAGCTAAAACTAACCGTGTTTTACTGTTTTATTCTTGTGGCAAAGATAGTATTGCATTACTACACTGGTGCGCTCAAAACTTCGATGAGGTAGTATGTGTATTTATGTACTTTGTAAAAGACCTTGAACATATCAATAAATTCATAAACTTCTCAAAAAAGCAATACGCTAAC